CCCAGTAAAATTGTTTATAGCCCAGACAAACCCCTGTCATGTGGGGCTAGGGTATGGATAGAAACGGAAGCAGAAGTACTAACTGATTCGTACCCACCTGAAGACATCCAGGCCATTACCCGCAAATGGAAAGGGCTGACTAACGAAGAGATCGCTGATGTATGGAAAACAGAATACTTCAATATATCTTACGAGTTACCAAGAGCAATTGAAGCTAAGTTGAAGGAGAAAAACAATGGCTAATTGGTTTGTGGGGTTCACGATGGGACTTTTAACTATTCTTGCGTACAGCAAACTCCACGAAGAGCCCCCTGTTATAGACGTTCCCATTACGAGCAACGACATTGTCGAAGCATACAAAGCAGGTAAGCGTGACGCACTAAGAACCAACATGCCGTCGATGGAGCTAGAGCAAGCATGTCTTACTTTGTGGGGACAAAAACAGGAAACTGAACCCAAATGAAAACCCTATTAAAACGGGTTATCGCCGACGACGAAAAAGAGGAGAGGCGCATGACAATTCAAGGAAGAACTCTCGGTCAGTTACTACAAGAAAAACTTGCTGAGTCATCAAGATACGCAGGAAAAAATAAAAGTAGAAGATAGTGTCCGAGTAAGCGACGTGCCTTACAGGGTGGAGTTGCGCAAAGATGAGGTAAACAACCCTGACCACTACAAGATGGGGGGTGTCGAAACCATAGAGTTTATTGAAGCTAAGGCAACCGAGGAAGAGCTTATTGGCTACCTAAAGTTTAACGTTATCAAATACTTAAGCCGTGCCAAATACAAGGGGCACGACATACAAGACCTTAAAAAAGCCCAGTGGTACCTTAACCGATTAGTGAGCAAGTATGGAGAACAGAATGAAAATAAGTTTTGAGTTTGAGCCGCACGAGCGGGGGGAGATTGAAACTTTTGCCAGGGCGCCAGAGTACAAAAATGCACTGCGGGAAATGGATGAGTACCTTAGGCAGAAGATTAAGTATGGTGATATGCCAGAGGGTGAGTACGATATTTATTGTGAAGTACGAAGCAAATTAAGTGAACTTACCGAAGGTTTAAATGTATACGACTTTACGTAAAGGAGAAACCTAATGGAACTAAGAGAAGCCCTGAGATTAGCTGGGCTGTGGGGTAGCAGTACCGGAGATGGGTGGCGAGAAATATTGTATCACTTGAAAAATTACGTTGATCTGCTAGAATCAAGAGAAAAGTTTTACCGAAAGCGGATTGATGATTTAGAATATTTGAACAATCGGCTTCACGGAGACGTAGCTTTTCTTTCTCAAGGAGCCGTAAATGACATACGTGAACAAAACAAGACCATACAAAAAAGAATACAGCCAGCAGAAAGCTAGGGACGAACAACCTAAGCGAAACGCCAGAGAGCGTGCTAGGTATGCGATGGATAAAAAAGGTGTAAACAGAAAAGGAAAAGACATAGATCATGTGGTCCCTCTTTCAAAGGGCGGCTCAAACGCCCCCTCAAATCTCAAACTTAAATCCCCAAGTAGCAATCGGTCTTTCTCAAGAAACTCCGACCGCACCGTCAAGCGAAACAAACCCAAAAATGCAAATTCTTGACGATGAGTTTTTAATAGTTAGAACACGGTATCCAGAGAAATTAAAATCAGCAATCCAAGGTTGTGAGGTTGCATCAAAAGGGGAAGTATCAGAAGTACTGATTGATTGGACACTAGAAAATGCTCAGCTACTTAAGAAGCTGCAGATAAAAAATGTCCCTTCCCCGATAGCAAAGAAGTATGACTGGCCTGGGTTGTACAAACCCATGCAACACCAAATGGAAACCGCAGAGTTCTTCACCCTGCACAAGCGGAGCTTTTGCTTTAACGAGCAAGGCACAGGCAAAACCGCTTCTGCAATCTGGGCGTCTGATTATCTTATTAAACAAGGCATCGTTCGACGTGTCTTAGTGGTCTGCCCTCTCTCTATTATGCAGTCGGCATGGCAAGCAGATTTGTTTAAGTTTGCTGTTCATCGCCACGTAGATGTGGCTTACGGCAACCGACACAAGCGCAAGGAAATAATTAACGCTGGCGCCGAGTACGTCATCATCAACTACGATGGTGTGGAGATTATTGAAGAAGACATCAATGCGAGTGGCTTTGACTTAATTATTATTGACGAAGCCAATGCCTACAAAAACGTCACCACCAATCGCTGGAAGTGCATGAGGCGTTTGATTGACTCAAACCGCTGGCTTTGGATGATGACTGGAACCCCTGCCGCACAGTCCCCCTTGGATGCGTATGGCATTGCTAAGCTTTGTGTTCCAGACCGGGCGCCTAAGTTTTTCGGGCGTTACCGAGACATGGTGATGTATAACGTCAGTCGGTTTAAGTGGTTACCAAAAGACACTGCTCAAGACACAGTCTTTGAAATGCTCCAACCAGCAATACGCTTTACTAAAGAACAATGCCTTGACCTTCCTGAAGTAACGCACACCTATCGAGAGGCACCCCTCACTACCCAGCAAAAGAAATATTATGAGCAACTCAAAAAGACTTTTGCTTTTTCTGCGGATGGGGAACAAATTACTTCAGTCAATGCCGCAGTCAACATCAACAAACTTCTTCAACTCTCAGGCGGCGCAGTCTATACCAACGATAAGGAAGTAGTTGAGTTTGATGTGTCTAACCGACTGTCTGTTATTAAAGAAGTCATCGACGAGGCATCACATAAGGTGCTTATTTTTGTACCTTTTACCCACACAATCAACCTCTTAGCCGACTACCTAACCAAAAACAATATCAGCAACGCCATCATCAACGGTGCAGTTCCGGTCAATAAACGCACCGAAATATTCAAACGCTTCCAAGAAGAAGACCGACCGACTTGCTTAATAATCCAGCCTCAAGCCGCCGCGCATGGTGTGACACTAACTGCCGCTAATGTTGTGATCTGGTATGCACCTGTGACCAGCGTAGAGACGTACCTACAAGCCAACGCCCGAGTGCATCGCAAAGGGCAGGTCAATCCGGTAACGGTCGTGCACATCCAAGGCTCTCCAGTAGAGGACAAGCTCTATAAGATGCTGGAAAATAAATTAGATACCCACACAAAACTTGTGGATTTATATAAGAACGAAATTATTTCTTGACAGTCTCAAGTTTGTGTAGTATCTTTATAAACCCAGACCTAGAGGAAACAAAATGGAAACCGAAGCAACCTCAGTAGAAAAGCTAGTGGCGACCTACATAAAAATCCGTGACGCACGTGATGAAGTTAAGCGTGAAATGGAAGAGAAAGTTGCCGCATTACAAACCGATCTTGATTCCATCAATCAAACACTCTTAGAGCATTTCAAAGAGCAAGGTATTGATAGCGCAAGAACCCCTTTTGGAACTGCATACAGAACAATCAAGTCTCGGTATTGGACTAATGATTGGGATGCCATGCGCCACTTCATTGCGGAACATGATGCGTTTGAGCTTTTGGAAAAACGTATACATCAGACCAACATGAAGCAGTTCCTAGAGGAAAACCCTGACCTACATCCAGCAGGTTTAAATGTAGACAGCGAGTATTCTGTAACCGTTCGTCGTAAATAACCAAGGAGATTTATAAATCATGAGTAACCTTACTCTTTTTCAGCAAGACCTTCCCGACTATCTTAAGGAAGTAGAACTCGACGACATGACCAAAGCCCTTTCTGGGGGTGGCGGCTCTAAGCGGATTTCTTTCCGTGGTGGTGTCTTTCGTCTTATGGTCAACGGCGAAGAGATTGCTAAGAACGAAAACCGTGCAATGAATGTCATTATTGTCAACGGCTCTCGTAAAATTGGGCGTACTTATTACGAAGGCGCATATGACTCTAAGAACCCAGCGGCCCCCGACTGCTGGTCTGCGGATGGAGAAAAGCCCGATGCCTCTATCGAAACTCCTCAACACTCTAGCTGTGCGGAGTGCCCCCAAAACATCAAGGGTTCCGGTCAAGGTGAGTCTCGTGCTTGCCGCTTTAAACAGCGCCTTGCTGTTATGCTGGCTGATGATGTAAAAGGTGATGTGTATGGCGTTGAGCTTGCGGCTACTTCTATTTTTGGTAATAGCAAAGACGTCAACAAGATGCCATTTCAGCAGTACGCTAAGTACGTCGGTGCTCAAGGCAAAAACATCAACACCCTCGTTACCGAGATGCGCCTTGACAGCGATAGCGCTACGCCGAAGTTGACTTTTAAACCCGTTAAGTTTTTGAGCCGGGAAGAGTGGCAGTCGGCTGTTTCCAAAGGTGACACAACGGAAGCCAAGCAAGCAGTAACCATGTCGTTCACCAAGAGAGAATCTACTGAGGTGCTCCCCGCCCCTCAAGTGGAAGAGTCTGAGGAAGCCGAAGCCGCAGTTGAGGCTGAGCCTACTAAGCGCAAAAAAGCAGAACCTGCGCCTAAGAAGGACCTCAATACGATCATGAAAGACTGGATTACGGACGACGAATAATGGATGACCGGGGGTATAGCCTCCGTGTTATGCGTGCCAATGAACAAGCAGACCCTAGTAGCACCGGGGTTCTGCTTGGTCGGATCTGTATTAAGAAAGAAATTCCAGTTGTAGACGTTGCTGATTTCTTTGGTGTTTCACGGATGACCATTTACAGTTGGTTTTCCGGTGTCGGTAAGCCTAGAAAAAAGCACGAAGAAAAAATACAGACCATCATAGAAAAACTTGGCGGCGCATAGGGCGGGAACATGGCTGAAATGAAACTACTATCGAAGGTGTTGTCCGACAAAGGCTGGTATTGCATCATGGGCCTTAAGGACAACCACCTCCCAAAAACGACATTCGTACAAACAATCGAA